GCGCTGATGCGTTGGGCTTCACCCTGCAATAGGGCCGGTTGTGACTTGATTTCGATCTCAGCCATCACTGCAAACCTGCAATGCGTCCGTCTGGACCTCTAGCGATCTCGCGGACGTTTCCACCGACAGAAACACCCACGGCCCTACCAGATTGGTCGCGGATGATTTCCTTCGGTGCGTTGATCATGGCCGCCAGTTCCTGAACCGCTTGCATGATCATGCTGAACTGCTGTTCAACCTGCGATGGGCCTTCATCTTCCACCTCGGTTTCGCTGTCCTGCCCATTCCCGACAACTTGCTGGGCAATGGAAGATTCTTCCTTCATCCTGGCGATTTGCAGCTTGGTCTGTTCCTGCAACTGAGCAATGGCAAGCTGGACTTGTCGGTCCCGTTCCTTCTGCTCAATATCTGCTTGTGCCTTCTGGGCATCCAGTTGGGTTTGCATAGCAAACTGCTGCTGTTCTGCCTGTAACTTCTGCTGATCGAGTTGGGCCTGAGCCTGGAACTTCTGCACCTGGCCTTGCTGTTCCATCTGGGCTTTGACCACCTCCGGGTTAGGTTGTGGAGGTTTGGGGGGTTGCTTGCTAGGATCGGTCCAGAACTCCTCTGGTCGCTTGAACCCTGCGTTCTGGGTCATCTTTGCGAGCGCGTTGTAGATGTTTTCCGGTGTCGCCAGCCCCAAAGGCAACGATTCCTTCTGCGCCAGCAGGATCATCTGCAAATGTTGGAGCATCTGATCCTTGTTCCCGGTCCCCAAACCTACGGACACGGACACATCCTTGCGGGTTTTCCACTCCCTCGGATCGACTGCAATCCACTCGTCCCGCAAGCGGATCATTTCTGGCTTGCGACCGTTGGCAATCGACACTGCATGGATGAGAAGAAACAGGTTCTTAACACCAGTTTCCGCGAACATGCGCGCAATTAGCTCAATGCGCTGCTGGCTCGCAGACATGATCTGATTCAGACCGCGAGCGGTCTTGTTCAGCGACTGCGAATCCAGACCCTGGTTGTACTTGGTGACACCGGTACGGTTCTCCCGCACCGTGTCAACGTACTCGATAGCCTGAAGAATGGCCCCACCCTCTTGCGGATGGGTCAGGGGCATGATGGCGCCGTTTACAGGTCCATTGGTGCGCACAACCCCACCCGGACGCGACACAAGCATGTCGTCCAAGTTCACAACGTTGGCGTCGATGGCATACCGGCCATTGTTCGCCAAGTACATCGAGTCCAGGAACCCGCGTGTCAGGGTCGTTCTGATAGCCTGAAGGTCGGCCACGATGTCGTCAATCGACTGCCCGATGTGCTCGTGGGGCATCCGCATCGGGGTGATGGCACAGACCGGGGTCTGGTCGGTTTCCTCATCCTCCAAAATGGTCGTTCCGACGACTACAACCCTACGAAGCTCGGCAATCCCGTCCCCGTCCTTGTCGAACTGAATCCAGACATGGCGAGTTCTGACCCGTCGGGTAGATGGATCGGCCTGCTGATCCTCGGGGTCGGTGTAGTCGTCATCCAGGTTACGCCGGAAATCGTCATCGTCCCCACCTCCCGTGTCGGAGATGTTGTCATCGACCTCGTACCCCATCTGGCGAAGGTCGGAGATGGTTGGGTAGCTGATGACCTCCACGAACGGACAGCCTTGAAGGTCCACGCCTTCCCAATCAGCGGAGACTTTCACCCGTTCAGGGGCAATGTTCCGCAGTCGGGTGAATCCCCGTTCCTCGACCTTCCGAATCACGATGTCATGAGCCGGCCCGAACTCGCTCATGTACGCCGAGTGTTCCAAGACTTCAGGGTCGGACTGCATCAGCAGGGCGAATTCGTCGTCTGATAGAGCCTTGTAAGTCTCGCGGGACGGGAACTGTTCGGTTTCATGCTGCACCAGCACATAACCCGTACGTTGCAGCAGGGCGTCGTGGAACCAGTCATGCAGGATGAGGAACCCGTTGTTCTTCTGGTTCAGCACCCAGTTGCAGTATTCAGTCTCTTGCTCAGCCTGCTCCACATCTTCAGGACCGAAGGGCTCGAACCGGCACACCTCATCTCCAGAGGCAAAGACCTTCATCAGGGAGGGTTTGATCCACTCAATCGTATCTGCGACATCGCGCATGACGACCGATGAGCGACCGTCTACCTCGTTGCCATAGGGCTTGCCAAGGTAGTGATTCAGCGCGTCTTCTCTGGCTTCTGCCAGTTCTCCACTGGCATCGGCCAGGGATTCCTGATGCTCGATGGCGGCAATCAGGTCGTTCATTGCGCCACAACCTTACGAGGGCGACCCGGACCACGCTTGACTGGTTCTTCACCGATCAACGGTTCCTGATCGGCTTCTTCCAGCGCCTGAATCCTCATCTGCAAGTTGAATACAACCGCAGACAGCGTGGCTACCTGCTCCCGCAGGGACTTGACTTCATACGCCAACGCAATACTCATGTGGGTTCCTTGTGGTGACAAGGCGCCCCGAGAGCACAGGCTTTCTTCGGGTCAGCCGGCGCGCAGTCCGTAGGTGTTGCGCAGGTTTGGAAGGATTATAACTACACAACTTTCGTTTGTGGGTACTTGATTGCCTTGCCGAATATGTCCTCATTCGACAACTGCGGAGCCACCAGGGCCAGATACCGCAAAGCATCCGCCCCGTGGCTGTATTCATCGTGGATAGGATTCGCCGGTTCCCCGGTGGTCGTGGGGATGTTCCGCCGGTATCTCTTAAGGCACTGAATCAGTCTGTCCGCCTTGTGCCGGTCGAAGTACATCTGGCCCATGACCTGCCTTGCCGCCTTGATCCCTGTTTCCACGGGTTGATTGGGGATTGGTCTACAGGTCCAGCCAAGGTCGGTCAGGATCTGCTTAGGGGTTCTCCCTGACTCCGGGCTTGCGTGGTAGGCATCGTGCGGTAGCCACAGACTACCGTAGTTCAAGCGCTTGTTCCTAAGCTCTCCAGAGAACCAGTCATAGGTCTTATGGTCGTCCTCGATGACTTCCACGATTCGCAGGGCCGATAGGTGCCTCTGTACTAGGATGAGAAACATGCTGTCATTCCAGCCCAGATCCCATACCACATGAACCTTCAAGCCCGGATCGTAGGGGACATCGGCTATCCGCTTGGATTCGACTGCTCGGGCTATCTCATCCGCATAGATGGCCCCGTGAACCGCTGGCAGGCAGTCACCTTCCCAGATGTTCCGATAGTCTGCATCTGACAGGGTTGTCTTGGCATGCACACGCTCCTGCTCTAGAACCACAGGGAACCAGGGGTTGTCGTGGTAGTTTATCTTGACCGTTACACAGTCAGGCGGTTGATTCGCCACGAATCGGCTGTAAGCCGGGTCATCGTCCAACTCTGCGTTGAAACTCACCCAGATTTCGGAACCGGGCTTGCGGATGGTAGGCGTAAGGATGCGCCAGGATCTCTCACTGACTGCGCGGGCTTCTTCTACCCAAACTCGGTCCACACCCTCGAAAGACTTCACCGACTCCACGGTATGGCTTGCCAGGCCGGCAAACAGGAACTGTGTCCCGTTCTTGCCCCGTATCTCAGTCTCCAGCACCTGATAGAAGCCACCCAGCCCCAGCGCCTGGATCTGGTCGCCTAACAGGCTGTGAACGCTGTCCTTGATGGACTTCTGCACTTCACGGGTGCAGAGTATTCGGAGAGGCTTCTCAGCGCCTTGTATCAGCAGTGCCCTTGCAAAGCCCCAACTCTTTGCCCCACCACGGCCACCGTAGGCGCACTTGTAGCGGTGCGACTCGAATAGGAACTTGAGCTTCTCTGGAAACTCGATCACTTGAACGTGACCGTCAGATTCGTTTGAATCGGGTTGTCTGCGTCGCCAATGTGTTCAGTCCGCGCCAGCTTGGGGGTAGCGTACTCTGCCAACTTACCAAGCATGTCCAGTGCTTTGTAAGGATCTGGCTTGATATCGTTGTCTGGGTCGCCATTGGCAACAGTTTCCAGCCACCGAGATACGTTCTCGGAGTTATCTCGGAGCAAGGCAAGCACAGTCTCCTTGAACTCCCGAGTCACCTTATTAGGTGTATTGGGCTTTCGCCCGCCAGTTTTAAACCCCTTTGCCATCTCTATTAGCATCTTTTTTAGATGCAATCCAATGGACATACCTATAGTTTGGAGTCATCTGTGGAGAAGCGTAGTTCCTGCCCTTTGATCTGGCGTCTAACCAGTTTTCCTTTGCAGTTCCAAGGAACAAATGTTCTGGATTGACACACGACGGGGTATCGCACCGATGAAGAACGTAGGAACCATCAATTGGCCCAACCATTTCTTCGTAGGCAACTCTATGCGCAAAAACAGGCTTGCCGCGCAGCCTGGCAATCTTGCCGTATCCGCTCTTTACTCGGCACCCAACGAACAACCAACACCCGGACTCAGACTTGACAACCTTGTCCATTAGCCTATCTAGAATAGGCCGCTTCTTTCCGTTGTTCATTGACTTCTAACCTAGCACTTGCCAGGCTTTCCGCCCTTGCCTTTGCCCTTGCCTTTGGACTTCTTCATGGTAGGGTTATCCCTGCATCAGTTGCGAGTTGGCGATATTCGATCACGGCTTCTGCTGCGATCTCCTGGAGGTTTGCGGCCATTGCGACCAGTGCGGCCCGACCGATGTTGTCGGTCTTGGTCTTGGCTTCGGTTTCAGCGTACCTTCGTAGAGCGTTGGGCATCTGGACTGGCTGGCTGTTCTTTGGGGTCATGGCGTGGTAATAGACCAGTTCCGTGACCTTTGCCCCTTGGGCGTCGAAAAGCTCCACGAAAGCCTGAGCTTCAATGTATTCGGCCTTCGCCAGAATGTAGCGGTCGATAGCCTTCATGGGGTGATTATAGAGACTTTGTGATATTGCGCAGCTTTTCTCTGTACTCGTCCCGGATCTGCTTCAGGTCGGGGATGGTGTACTTCTTTGGAGTCTGCGGGCCTTCCAGCCTTTCTACTTCCTCCAGCCCGATCCTGCGGATCAACTCGACCCGGTACAGTAGGAGATTTCCATGCAGATGGGTGTTGCAGGGCTGGCATTGCTTGTGGATATTTCGCTCATCGAACCTGAGTTCCGGCCTGGCGCCTGTGGATAAGTAGTGGCCGGCATGCCATTGGCCGTCGTGATGCCTGCCGCAACTGACACAAGGTAAGTCTTTGTCCCTGACCCTAACGTAAGCGTTTATGGCTGTCTGAGTCTCTTTCAACCAATCCCCGCGAGTCTTGGCTCGCTCCTTCCTTTCCTTGAATGCCTCACGAAGGCCCTTATCAACCTCTTGGCGAGCTTTTTTGGCCTGCCTTGATACCTTGACCGCACACGCGAAGCTGCACACTGCCTGAAGCGGCTTTTGCCGCACGAACGGTTTAGCGCAGATCGAGCATTCGGCTAGGTTGTCGGACTTCATCGCATGTCAACCCACCGCTTGACCCTTGAATGACCTTCCATC